TGGTTGAATTAAACCAGAGACTTGAGGCTGGTGGCTTGACAATGAGGCAGATGACTCAGTTGATGAAAGAATACCAGAACTTGGCTGCACAAGCTGGAGCTGAGAGTCCTATTGGTAAGCAAGCCATTAATAATGCGGCTGGATTAAAGGATGAAATCGGTGATCTTAAGGCTCAGACAATGGCATTGTCATCTGACTTCAAGGGTATTGATACAGCATTGCAAGGATTGCAGACTGGAGCGGCTGCATTCCAAGGGATTCAATCAGCTGTTGCATTGACTGGTGTTGAATCAGAGGCATTGACTCAGACAATGGTCAAGTTGCAAGCGGCTCAAGGATTGGTTAACTCAGTGAGTATCATTGCTAATAACTTGAATAAGGAGTCAATACTTGGAATACAAGTTAGAAATGGACTTGAGAAGGCTAAGAATCTTATATTAACTGGAAGTATTGCTCCATCATTGGCAAATGTTGCAGCAACTCAAGCTCAGACTGGTGCTAATGTAGGACTTGCAACAGCAACTGGAGGAGCAACCACAGCAATGAAGCTCTTCAGATTAGCATTGATTGCAACTGGTATTGGTGCAATTGTGGTTGCTGTTGGTTTATTGATAGCGAATTTTGACAAAGTATCTGCAGCGGTTAGTAATGCTTATAAGAGATTTGAAAAACTTGGACCAGCTGTTAAGATTGCAATATCATTTATGTTCCCGTTGATAGGTGTGATTTATGGTGTTGTTAAAGCTCTTGAATATTTTGGTGTAATTGATGATGCCAATACCGCAAAAGCCAAGGCTAATGCTAAGATCAAGACTGATGTCACCGAGAAGGAGATGAATAAGAAGATCTCAGCTGAGAAGAAGAAAGCTCAAGCTGTGGATGAAAACTTATCCTTTGAGATTCGTAAGGCTCAGGCAGCCGGAAAGAATACTGAGGAGATGGAAGAGAAGAAACTCAAGGCAGCATTGAAATCTGGTAGAGCAATTCTTGACATGCAGAAGCAGAAGATCAAAGCATACGAGGAGGAGCTTGCATTGCTTAAGAAGACTGGAGATGCTGATAGTGATAGAGCTAAGAAATTAGAGAAATCTCTTAAGGATACCAAGAAGGCAGCCAATGATCAGTACAAGGAAAATAAGAAGAACGTTCAAGACTTAACCATCTTGGAAATTGAGGAGGAGAAAAAGAAAGCCGATGCCGCCAAGGAATCTCACAAGAAGGCAATGGAGCGAATCAAGAAGGCTAAGGAGGATAAATTAAAGGCAGCAAAAGAAGAAGCAGAGAGATTGGCTGAACTTGCACGAAAAGCCAATGAAGAGAGAATCAAAGCTGAGGATGATCAATTTCAATTGAGCCTTGACTTGATGAAGGAAGGTAAGGAGAAAGAATTATTGGAGCTTGCAATATCTTATGATAATAGATATAAAATGGCACATGGCAATGCTAAACTTGAATATCAATTAAGAATCCAAGAGCAAACTGATAGAATTGCAATAGTCAATAAGTACAACCAGATTGAACTGGATAAGATAGCAGAGCAAGAGACTAAGAAGAGAAACCTTAGAAATCAGTTCCAGAGATTCATGAATACTGAGCAAGAGAATGAATTGTTGGATCTTCAAGAGTGGTATCAAGCTCAAGAAGCAATTAACCTTGCTCAATTCAAGTCTGAAGCTATTGATGAAGAGCAATACTATCAAGCTGGTTTGAAATTGGATAATCTATACAAGCAGAAGAAAGCCGAGCTTGATAAAAAATATGCCGATCAAGCCAAGGAAAATGAAATCAAAGCAAGAGAGGAAAATCTTAAAGGTGTAACTGAGGCAATTGAAGGGACTCAGAAGGCATTGGATGCAATGAATACAATCAATGATTTAATCAATGAGATAGATCAAGCTAGATTGAATCAGATTGCTTCTAACAGAGAGAAGGATTTATCAAATCTTGATGCGAAGTTACAAGCTGAGTTGAATCAAGAAGGATTAACAGCTGATCAGAAAGCTAAAATTGAGGAGAAATTTGCCAAGCAAAAATATGATGTACAGCTTAAGGCATATAATCAAGAGGAGATAATTAAGAAGAAGCAATTCGATAGAGACAAAGCTCTGAAACTTGCACAAGTTGCTATTGATACAGCCTCGGCAATTGTTAAGGGTATTGCTCAGTTTGGTCCACCACCATCACCTGGAGGGATAGCGGCTATTGCATCGGCTTCATTGATAGGAATCACTCAAGCCTTAGCCATTATGAATCAGAAGTATCAAGCAGGTTCTGCACCAACTCCACCACAATTGGGTACTGGAGGAGGTGGAGGAGGAGAGGCTGGTGCTTCATCTAGTTCATTCACTGCCAATACTAACGCACAACAAACTGATCTGACTGCATTAGGACAAGGTCAAGGCAATAAGATACCAACATCTAAGGTTGTAGTGGTTGAGTCAGATATTACAGCAACTCAGAATAAGGTTGAGATGCAAGAAGCTAAGAGTACTTTTTAATCCAATCAGAACAAGTATTATTCCAGAACGCATCTCCAGTTGAGAAGCATCCTTGCAATGCAATTAATTCTTGAGCCTTAGCAATGGATGGTGTGGAGATTTTGCAATTGAATCCTTCCTTGGATGGTACTTTGTACACGTTACAATAGATTGACTTAATAAAATGGTTGTCATTTTGCCAGTTGATATTGTCGAATAGATCAATCAACTTCTGGCTGTTCATCATCACTGGTGTATGGGTTTCAAAATTATAAGCTGTGAAGTTGTTATGCTTAAGGAATTCAAGAGTATTCTGTTGAGCAACTTGAGTATGTGGTGGGTGCTCTGGGTTAACCATGATTGATCCCATATTAATGGCCACATGAGACTGCCATATCTTAGTGATATAGAAGTCTTTGTTCATATAGATAAAATCACCACCAATATTCTTGGCAAAAGTCAGGATTCTATTGGTGACATCACAACCTCTTATATTATTGTGTTGAGTACATGGTAGATTATTGACTCCATCAACAGCTTTGCCAACGGTCCATATCTCAGCATCCGGATAAGTTAGTTGAATCCATCTGATTGATTGGTTGATTTCAAAGTCAGAATAAGACTTGCTGTGGTATGGGTAAACGAATATCATTCCGAACAAAATTACATATTATTATATGATTAGAGAACTACCTTTGTATGATATTGTTATTGATCTGGAAGATCCAGAGACAACAGTATCATTCAATTCATTGGTTGCCAATCCTGCACATGAGAAATCATTCGAGACATTCAGCAAGAAGGTTGCTTATCAATTCAATGATGAGGAGCAAGTCATCACTGGAGTTGCTATATCTGCGGACACTCCCATTTTCAGAAGGGATACTCAGACTGGTGAAGAGTACTATGTGAATTTTTCACCCAAATCAATCAAGGATATTGTGTTCGATTATGCAAGGAGAGAGAACTTTAACAATGTGAATCTTGAGCATGATAGCAAGAGAGTGGTTGATGGTATCTACATGATCATGAGCTACATCATTGATGAGGCAAAAGGTTTCACAGCTCCAGAGAGATTCAAGAATGAGAATGATGGATCATGGATTGTGAGTTATAAGGTTACAAATAAGGATGTGTATGATGCCGCTAAGGCTGGCATGTTCACTGGCTTCTCAATTGAAGGTGTATTCCAATTGCTTGAGACTGGCAAAGGATGGGAGCATGAGTTCACAGCCATTTATCAAGAGCTTAAGAAGGTCCAAGAATATATCACATTTTACAATGACTATCCAGAGGCTGTGACTAACAATGCCAAGAAAGGTATTGAACTCAACCAAAAGAATGGGAATAAATGTGCCACAAGGGTTGGTAAGATAAGAGCAACCACCTTAGCCAATAGGCAGACTGTATCAGTGGCTGTAATAAAGAGAATGTATTCATACCTATCAAGAGCTGAAGAGTACTATAATCCAGATGATAATACTGCATGTGGTACAATATCATATCTATTATGGGGTGGACTTGCCGGAAAGAGATGGGCTGAAGCTAAGCTCAAGGAATTAGGGATTTTCGAACAATAAAATATAATAAAGTATGAACAAGGAATTACAAACTATTAAGGAATTGATTGCTGATATGAAGGCACAATTTTCTAAAAGCGTTGAGAAATTTGATGAGGCTGTTCTGGCTGATGGCACAACTGTGATTGAGTATGAAGCTCTTGAGGTTGGAATGCCTGTATTTGTGGTGGCTGATGGTGAAAGAATCCCTGCTCCAGAAGGAACTCATGCATTGTCTGGTGAGCTTGCTGGTGTATCAATCGTTGTTGATGCTGAAGGTATTATCACTGAGGTAATTGATGAGAGAGAAAATGAAGGAGCTGGTGAGGTTGCTGTTGAAGAGACAAGTGCAGAAGCTATGAGTGCAGAGCAAGTTGAGTCAATTGTAAATGCAAAGTTAGAAGCATTCTCTAAGGCTGTCGAAGGCATAGCAGAAATGACTAAGGCTATTGCAGAGAACAACACAACATTGGTTAATGAGTTGAGTTCATTGAAAAGTGAATTCGAGGCTTTCAAAGCTCAACCATCAGAACAAACCAAAGAAGCTGAGAAGTTCAGCAAAGTTGGCAACTTGACAGCCAGACAACTATTTTTGAAAAAATCTAAAGTATAATAAAAATGTCACTAAAAAAATACCTACGCACAAAATTTGACTGGGATGTATCTGGTCTAGCAGCTTATGTTGATGAGCAAAGAGAGGACTTAATTGTTAAGTCAGTAACTGAAGCTCGCACATTACAATATATCACAATTCAACAAGGGATTAAAGGATCTCAAGAGTTGAAGTTAATGGATGATTCAATTGTATACCAAGATGGTGACTGTACAATGACTCCTTCTGGAGATACTGTATTCACTGATCGTGCTATTGCAGTTGAGACATTAGGTTATATGAAGTCTTTCTGTCAGAAGGATCTTGATGGATTCTGGACTCAGTTAGGATTGAGACCAGGTGCAATGGCTGAAGATAAGACTCTTCCTTTTGAGCAACAAATCATCAACTACTTATTGCAGTTACATTCATTTGAATTGGACAAGTTAATCTGGAAAGGTAACAAGGCAACAGGTTCTGGTAACTTGGCTAAGATGAATGGATTCCGTCAATTCTTAACAACTGCAAATGGTTGTGTTAACTTGAATACAGCATCAACTGCATCAATCTCTGCATCTAATGCATTTGATGTATTCTATGATTGTTTCGTCAACACTCCTGCCAATGTTGCTGAGGCTGGTGATTTCGTATGTTTCACAGGACGTGAGAACTTCAACTACTTGACTAAGAACTTGGTTGATGATAACTTATTCCACTACAATCCAGCTAACATCGGAGACTTGAATGAGCTTGTGTTACCAGGAACTAACATGAAAATTGTTAAGGTAAATGGATTGAATGGTCTTGATAATATCTACACTGGTAGAGCTTCTCACTTTGTATTTGGAACTGACTTAAGTTCTGACTTTGAGAACTTTGACTTGTGGTATTCTCAAGATGATGATGTTATCTACTTACGTTCTAAATTTAGATCAGGTGTTCAAGTACCATTCTTGGATCAGATCGGAGTATGGAACGGAACTGGATCTCCTAACTAATAACTAATAACGGGAGGGGGTAACTCCTCCCTATTTAATAACACTAAAAAAACACAGAACAATGGCTTGTACAATGACAACCGGTTATAATGACAGAACATGTACCAATGGAAAAGGTGGTATCAAATCTGTATTATTATTTCCATTAGGGAATGTATCTTCCTCTACAATTGTTGACAATGAGGTCACTGCTTTGACTGTTACTGGTGAGGTGTTTGTGTACAAGTTAAAATCTAACTTATCAAGCTACACTGCACCAATCCGAGTGAATAAAGGAAATGGTACACTTTGGTATGAGCAAACCTTGACAATGATCTTGGCTTCAGATACTAAGGAATTGCGTTCTGAGATTCACTTGCTAGGACAGAATGAAGTGGTTGCAATTGTTGAGAAAGCTGATGGTACTTATGTTGCTCTTGGATTCGGTGAAGGTCTTCAGATTGCTGAGGCTTCTGCTTATGGATCTGGAGTATTGAAGTCAGATAGATTAGGTCATGATATCATCATGGGTGGATTGGAAAATGATCCAGTTCCAGATATCGCACCAGCTGTCTATGCTGCTTTATTATCACAGCAATCACCATCAATTTAATAATTGAATAAACTCTAGAATAAGGGAGGGCAATGTCCCTCCTTTTTTTGTATATTTGAATTATGGAAATTAAACAAAAATTCATAGGTTCAATGGAGTGGTCCAGTTTCCTCAACAAATGGATAGCCATTGAGAGAGGAAAAGAGGATTTTTATGTGAAGATTGGACTATTGCACATATTCGAGAAGCGTAAACCTAAACTAATTAAAGATGCTAAGATTAGAGAAGAACTCAACTTCAAATCTGATAGTGACAGTGACAGAGCTGACAACAGTGAGTCCAGTTCATTACCTCTTTGAGTTTGAACATGAGCAATCATTCTTAAAGTATTATTGCATTCTGCCTAATATTAGTTCAGCCATTACAAGATATGATGAGTTTGAGCTGACTGATGGTGTGGATGTTACATTTGATTATGATGGATACTACACTTATAGAATCTATCAGCAGACATCAGCTGTAAATTTAGATCCAGAATTATCAGATGGATTGGTTGAGGAGGGAAGAGCTCATGTATATGTGCAAGATTCACCATCAACTGAGTTCTCAACAAATATAACATTTAACATATATGAATAAGTTCGAATCAATGTCATTCAGAAAGGACTTTGTTCTTCCAATTGAGGAGCAAGATCGCATGCTTGGCTTCATTAAATGGGGAAAAAAGAATGACTATCCTTACTTTTTAATTGATCTATACAATGGATCAGCCTGGCATCAAGGTATAATCAAGAATAAAACTCACTACATTGCTGGTGGAGGTCTTGAGGTTGTCTCTGGAGAGCTTGCAAGATTCATTGCCAATCCTTATTCAGACTTTAATATGAATGAGATTGTTGAGCAATTGGCATTTGATTATGAATTATTCGGAGCATTCGCTGTTAAGGGTACTTGGAATAGAGAAGGGACCAGAGTTGCTGTGTGGGAGTATCTACCAATTGACATGATTAGAGTATCATCTGATGAGAGAATGTATTATCTTTCTGATGATTGGACAGTGCAACAGCAATCAGCTGAGAAAACTAATCTAAGAACATTGCCAGCTCTTGATGAAGCCAATAAGGTTGGATCATTTGTATTGTATTATAAAGATCCGGCTAAGAAAGGACGCAAAGAGCATGGTGTATATCCTAAACCACCATATCAAGGAGGTATTACATCCATTCAGACTGATTGTGATATCAGTAAGTTCCACATGTATGAACTGCAGAATGGATTCAAGTCCGGTACAATGATCACTTTCATGGATGGATTTCCAGAAACTCAAGAGGAGGCAGAATCATTCAAGAATCAAATCAAGAATCCAGCATCTGCAATTGAGAATTCTGGTGACATTATCATCACATTTGCACCATCTGCAGATCAAGCTCCAAAAGTTGACAATTTAACTGGCAATGATCTTGATAAGAGATATGATATTCTTGAGGATAGTGTGCAACAGAACATATTGGTTGCTCATTCTGTAGTTGCTCCATCTTTATTTGGTGTTGCTCCAGAGGGATCATTCAATGCTGCAGAGAGTGCTGATCTATTCGAGATATTCAAGAAGACTTATGTTGAGACTAGACAGAAGAGAATTGAATGGATATTGAATTATATGGTTAAGTTATCTGGAGATACTGGAGTTGTTAAACTCAAGGATGTGACTCCAATAGGTGCAACAACAGAACAACCAACAGCTCAAGCTCCAGTTGATAATGCTCCAGTAACTGATGCTCCAGTTGATGTTGCTAAGTCAGCATTGAATGGTGCTCAGATTGCATCACTTATTGATGTGGTTGCTAAAATTAAGGAAGGAATATTAACTCCAGAATCAGCTCTTCAAGTTGTGTTGGCATCATTCCCAACTATTGACGAGGTACAAGCTAGGAAGATTGTTGGCATGTCATCAACTCCACAACAGATGAGCTCTTGTAAGCATGTTCATACATTCTCAGATGATGAGATTGGATACTTCGCACAATATGGTGATCCAGCTCATGAATATGAAGTATTCGCAACATTCCCAATTGAATGGGATACTCCATCAGCTGATGTGTTCTCAAAGCAAGATCAACTATTCGCAACTATAGCAGAGATATCAGCTGAGTTGAATGATTTTGATAAGAATGTTCTTAAGATGATTGGTGATGGTGAAGATTCAAATGGCATTTCCAAGGCATTGAACACTACCATTGAAGAGATTGCTAAGTCAATGGCAAGATTAATGAAATGGGATATCTTAGTGAAGGGAGAGGTGACTGACTTGGGAAAGCAATTAGTAAGTAGAGAAGATATTCCAATTGATAGATTTGAGGTGCGTTATGGATATAGGACCAGACTTGATGTACCACCGGCAAAAAGTGGATCAAGACAATTCTGCGAGAGATTAATAGGATTGAACAGATTATATACCAGAGATGAGATTAATACCATTTCATCAAGAGTTGACAGAGATGTATGGAAGTACAGAGGTGGATGGTATACCAATCCAGAGACTCAAGCGAGTACTCCATGGTGTAGACATGAATGGATTCAACAATTAGTGGCTAAAAGATAAGACTATGAACTATTTATTATCAGTTGAAAATTTAAAGAAACTTGGTATCATCCACAACAATACAGATACCAAGCTATTGGCTGTTGCTATCAAGAGAACTCAAGACATGCATATTCAGCCAGCTCTTGGAACTCCATTATATAAGGCATTACTTAATAGAGTTGAGACATCAACATGGACTCAGGACTATCTTGATCTGATGAATGATTATGTTGTTCCTTGTCTGGTTGCATTCGTTGACTACAGAGCGGCATTGCTGTTGACTGACAAGCTAACTAATAAGGGAGCTGGCAGAATAACAGATGAGAATCAGCAAACATTGGAACTCAATCAAGTGGCAGAGCTAAGAGATCAATTGAGAAAGGATGCTTATTTTTACAAAGAGCGGTTGATTGGTTATCTTAAAGATGACAATGCAGTGAAGTATCCAGAGTATTGTGAGAATTGCCTTGGTGATCATTGCAATGAATATGTTAAGAAGGATGATACCGGATATAAACCATTGAACTGGATACAATGAAATTCTCAAAAAAGCAGATTGATAAATTAAAAGCATACCTCAACAAGCATGGAAAAGACGTTAAACCAGTTAATGAAAGAGCTGGAGACAATAGCAACACAGCATCGGCAAATAAACGAGTTCTTTCAAGGTGACTTTATTGATGCTGTCTCAAGAGATGCGGCTCAATATCCATTGATGGTTGTCACATTGCAACCAGGGTCAATGACTTCTCAAGCTGTGAATGTGAATATGGTCATCACAATATGTGATAAGTACAACATCCAAGAATATAGACAGATCAATGAGATTCACTCTGATTGCTTAAGCATCTGTAATGATATAAGAATCACATTCCAACAATGGAGATTCGAGGAGTTCATGGATATTACTGGAGATATTCAGACTCAGCCATTCATTAATCGTGGGCCAGATGTAACAGCTGGATGGACAATGAGTGCTTCACTATCAATCTATGATTATAATGACTGGTGTTCCATTCCTTATGATGACTATGACTTTGAGAATGGGAATCCTCCAGCGACCAACTGCGGTGATCTTACAACAGATTATGAAGTATATGTAAATGGTCAACTTGAGGATAGCTTCACTCAGAATACAACACAAAATAATACTATTAACATCAACTTATAATGGCAACAACAACCATCAATGTAACAGCTCAAGCATACGATACTATCAAGGATGAGAGCACAGCATTAACTCAGAGATCAACTTTGAAATTTACAGGTTCTGGAGTCACAGCTGCAGATAGTGGAGGTGAGACTGTTGTCACTATTCCTGGACCAGTATCCACAACAAATGTTGGTTTATTCTCTCAGACTGCCAATAGTCCAACCATAACAGCAACCACAACAGAAGGTACATTGATTGATGGTGGAGTTGGTAGTTTAATTGTTCCGGCAAATGGTTTCTCAGTTGGTGATTCATTTAGGGTTGAGATGGGTGGAGTTATGAGTGGTCATAATAATGATACAATCAGAATCAGATTAAAATCTGGATCTGTCAATCTAGGTGATTCTGGAGCATTGACATTACCACAGATTAGCAACCAAGTATGGATGTTGAATGTAATTTTCACAATTAGAGCTATTGGAGCAGCTGGTGTTGCATCTGTTGTGACTCTTGCACAATTCCATATTCTTAAGGCAGCCTCTGGAACTCAACAAGGATTCGCTTGGAATACAATTAATAGTACAACATTTGATACAACAATCAGTAACACATTGAATATCACAGCTCAATTTAGTTCAAGCAATGCTAACAATTCAATATACTCAGATATCTTCGTATTAAATAAAACATACTAGCATAATAAG